GTTTCGAGCAAGCGAGTTGCAACGAATTGCAATGCTGGCGGAACAACTAATTTACGTGGTTGAGCAGCGATCAAGAGACCACGCTCATCAGTCCAAGCTGCGATTTGAATAACTGCATTTTCAAGTGCTGTTTCGTTCAAGTCAGTTGGAGTTGATTGAGTGTTGCTGTTTGTGCTACCAGAAACAAGTGGGTGAGCTGTGTTAAATAATGAAACGCCATCACCACCGTTGTAAGAACCAGAAGTGTTGAAGCCATTGTTTAATACTGCAGCTGCTTTAACTTGTTTTGTGTAAGCCATAGCGCGAGCTAAAGCTTTTGTGTAGCGTGCTGATAATGTGTCATACAAGTTATCTTCTACAGCTTCTTCAGTTAAGCTGAAGCCAAGAGCGATAGTTTGATGATTGTATCGAGCTGTCCAAGCTTCTTGAGCATTGTCATAAGCGATNGCNGTGCCTTCGTTTTTNACNGGTGCTGCTGAGAAACCTGAAAGTTTTGTTTCTTCTTCGAATGAACGTTCTGATGTTTCTGTTTCATAAATTTCTTTATGTTCTTCACCGTAACGTTTGTATTCTAGACCAAATAATGCATTTAGTCCTGGTAAGAGCTCTTTAAGGAGCTGTGCGCGTGAAATAGCCATGTGATGTTCTCCTTAATTAAGCTGGCGCTGTGCCGGTTGTTGAAAGTTGTTGATGCCATGTGCCATTAAACTTAACGATAACTTCTGAGTAATAACCAGTTGTTGGATCGATAGTTTCTGGAACAAGAGCAGTAACACGGAATAAGTATGTAGCGCCAGTGCCTGCTGAAGTACCATCAATTGAAGAATTGATATTACCTGTATTAGCATTACCTGTGCCTGCTACACCTAAAACGTTTGCATTTAAAATAGTGCCTGCTACTGGAGTAATCGTTTGATTATTACCTGTAACTGCTACTTTAAATTCTGCAGCTGGGTCATTTACAACATAAGCGATAACATTAGTTACGCCAGATGCTGGTGCATATTGAGCTTGCACTGTTTGACCTGATGAGTTTGTATATTGAACACCAACTACAACACCCACAGCAGAAACGCTAGTTGAGTGAATTGCTACTGGTGATACTGTGCCGCCCGTTACGAATGCAACCACTTGACCGTTATAAACAGCTTGACCAGATGTTACAGGGTACTGATTAGTAGCGCCTGCATATGGTAAACCGTCGAAACGATTAATAGGTTTAAAACCGTACGGAGCACTTACTGTTGGATATGACATAGTAATCTCCTTAAATATTTATATTAATTGCCTTTACCGAATGATGTCGTAGATTTTTTGTCCGAAAACAATGGCATACGAGGATCATTCTGTTTCATGAAGCTATTGTCAACTGCATCAGCTTGTTGTTTTGCTTGATTTTCATAATAAGCTTTACGTTGTCCAATAAATTCTTCTGGGATCTTGCAAAGTAATAATCCACCAATTTCTACGCCGTCTTTGAAACGGGAATTTTGGTCGACCATTAACTTCATTTCAGGGTGGTCCGCTAATTTAACGGGTTCCCATCCTTCACGCATTCTTGTAGAAACATTTAGATTATCAGCTTCGTTTAACAAACTTGTACGAATCCATCGATATGCCCAACCAGGTACCTTTTTAAATTCAGGTAATAATGATGCAGGTTTCCAGCTATCAGGTCTTACAAACTCACTTCTTACTTCTTGTTCACGATCTAATCTTTTATCCATTTGCTTTCTCCAATTTTAAAGTTTCTCTTGCATATTGTTCCGGTGTTAAACCAAATTTCTTGGCTAACGCTACTTGTGTCTTCGTCAATCGTACTTTTTTGGGCGCGGTACTACGCGTTGCCGGAGCAACTACAGTCGAAGGTTTTGTGCGCTGGGCGGGTGTTTCCTCGTCTAGCGTTGCATCCCCAAAGTATTCTGGGAATCGTTTTTGCATCGTACTATCAATACGACGGTAATACTCATCAGATACTGGATCAATACCAGATCTAACTAATTTTTCATGTAAGCCTAATGCAAGGCTTGTCATTTCTTCATCTCTACCAAACCAGGTATTTTTTTCTTGCCATTTTAAAGCTTTATCATCTGGTCTAGGAATAGAAGGTTTATTTTCTGGTATATATACCTCATTTTCACCTTCTTGTAAAGTGTTTTTAAACTTAGGCTCATAAGCTTGTGCTTGAGACAATCTATATTGAGCTTCATTCATTTTAGCTTGAGCATCAATAATTTTTTCAGTATCGCCTAAATCATAAGCTTCACGATATTCTCGTTTAGCTAATGATAACTGGTGTTCTAATCCACTTTTAAGAGTTTCAATATATGTTTCTTCACCAGTGCTTAAAGATGACTTTAACTTTTTATTTTCATCAGCAATTTTTTTAGCGTATGTAATTGCTTCTTCACGTTCACGATCTGCAGCTTCTTTAGCACGTCTTTCATCATGCCAAACTTTTTTAAGCTGAGCCATACGTTGTTTAACACGTTCAGAATAATCATCTAAATTATCTTTTTCTAATTCTTCTACTACTTCTTTTGGTAGTGGTTCACGACCTTTATCTTGAGAAGGTGTATCGTCTTCAATTTCAAGGTCAATATCATTATCTTTAACCTTAGCTTCTAGCTTAACTTCATTTTTAAGTTCAGCTTCTTTAGGACTTAAATCAACTTCTTGTTCGTCAGTTACTTTGTTACCTGTCGTACCTGGAATTTCATCATCGTCTGGATATTCAAAGACAATGCCATCTTTTTTTTCTGTAGCCATTTAATTCTCCTTATGCGCGAGTATAGCCGCGAGGATCTTCAACAACCCCCTCAACTGTATCGTCGTTAATAATGCGGAATTCTCTTCCGTGGATTTTAAATCTAGTACCTGCGTATGCACGTGTTAGAACAAAATCACCCTCTTTACACCATGGACCAGTAGGAAATCTAGCTTCATCTTTATAAGCTAAGTCGCCTACTTTTACTACAAATAAAACCACTGTTGATAGTTCTTCAGTAGTTCTAGTTGAATCTGCTTTTACAATACCACCTTGATAAGTTTCTGCAGCGTCAGGAATTGCACAAAGTATCTTGTATCCTTTAGGCTCAGGTAACTGTAAACCACGTTCTTCAATTGGTATATCTTCTGCGTTTACATCTTCAATCTTCGGAACAATAATCGGTCGACCAGATGCATCTACCAAATTTTTATTCATTGTGAGTATTTGATCACTCATCGTCATATGTCTCCATTCGTCGTGCGAGATCTTTTATTAAACCTTCAACAGTGGATAGACCTCGAATAAACCCCACCATTTCTTGGTACGAAGCATAGTCCTTCGCTGCTCCGTCTCCCAATCCTAAAATTACTTGTTTGCGCCTGTCATCTATTTGAGACAATAATAGTTCCAGCGTTTGATCCATGTGTTACTCCTTGGGTTGTGTTTGATCCTTCTTATTAATATGTGCAAGTTCTTTAGCATGTTGACGATCTAATTGTGATCTAGCAGCATCTAGTCCTAACTCTACACCTTTAGCCTGTTGATCCATTTGTAATTTTTGTTTATCAAATGTTGATTTAGCACCAAGTTGAGCTCCAGCAATTCTTTCTTGTGAGTCCATCTTAGCTTTTTCTAACATTAAGTTTTCACGAGCTAACTCAATATCAGCCATTGTTTTTTGTGCTTTAATTTGAACTTCTTGTTGTTTAATTTGAAGTTCTTGTTGTTGCATTTGTATTAACGGATCTTGAGCTTGTTGTTGTGCTTGTTGCTGTGCAGCTTCTGTTGTATTTTTATTTAATAATTGTTGAGCAGCTTGAGCAGCTAAACGAGATATTTGTAATTCTTCTTCCTTAGGAATTTCATCATCAGGTGCAGGTAATGGAACACCAAGTGTCTCTTCAATTTGTTTTCTATATTCGAAGGCAATATGTTCATTAATATGAGCCATAGTTGCTGCTTGAATATTTTGAGCTTGTGGGTTTTGTCCAATTAATTGTGCAATTTTGGGATCTTGCATAGCTGCCATATGAACTGTAATATGTGCTTGATGATCTTGATAAATAAATGCTTTAACAGGTGAACCATTAAGCAAGTTCATATTTTCTGTAACAGGATCTTTTGGTTTTTCATTATCAATAGACGGAATTAATTTACCAATATTTTTAACACCTAATACTTCAAGCATTTGTTTATTAAGTTCAGCCATATCATAAATTTGTGGATTAGCTTGAGCCATTTGCATAACAGCTTGATACTGAACAACTTTTTGAGACATGGTTGCTGCATTAGGATCACTTACAGGAATTACATCTACATCATCATAATCAGCTTGTTTAGCACGACGATCACCTACTTCAGGATCATAGTTATATTCTGCTGGAGTATAATCTCTAATAATACCTTTAAGTAATTTAAACTCTTGTTTCATCGCATAGTATATACGCGCTTGAATAGCTGAAGTTACTTTGAGTGTTCTTTCTAAAATTGCTAATGTTGTACCTACTGGTGCATTAGCTGACATATCAGATACTTTAAGCCCTTCTGCATTAGAGAATGCGCGACCTTCTTCAATAATCTGATTCATTAATTGATTAAGTACTTGTGAAGGTTCTTTATAAGGTAATGGTAATATGTTATCTCTGATAGCTCCTGATGGTACATCTACATCTCTCCATTCACCTGGAGCAATGGGGGTATCATCACCTTTGATACGAAGACCACGTGACTTCATCCCCCCTGGTAGGTTGCTCAATGTTCCTGCATCAACGAGCTGTCGTAAAATCATTGTGCCTGATTTAGCAAATGCTCCAATCAAGTGGATTAAACCAAAACAGTAAAATCCAAAACCTGGAATGTAGCCATAGTGTACAAAGTGTTGACGCTTAGCTTTTAAGTCATCATCTGGATTCCAGTTTCTTCTGATAGCTAATATTGTACCCGTACCTTTTTCAATAGTTACAACATAAGGTAATGCAATGCCATCTTCACTATCTCCATTTTCAAGATCCATATTCACATGCATTTCAAGGATCTTATAACGATCATCTTCTGATGGATTAAACCCTAATTTTTCTGCAATTTTTTTCTCAGCTTCATCAACATCTAAGAAAGGCTCACCTAAATCTATATCTCGATAGAACCCAGCTACCATTAATTTACGTAATTCATTTTTTGTTTTACGCATTACATGTGTTACACGTTCAGCAGTCTCTAAATTTGACGCACCATATGGAACTACAATATCTTCTGCAGTTACATACATAGCTACTTGACGTTCTAATGATGGATCAAAATAAACTTTTTTAAACGCATTGCCTGCTAATCCTAAACCCCATAACATTCTTTCATGTTCAGGACGATATTCAGGCATCATATCAGTTAATTGATAGTTCATATCTTCTTGAACTCGTTTAGCTGATTCTTCTTTTTCGGGAGTTTGTTTACCTACGACTTGTGTTTTAACAGGGCCTGAAGCTGGAAATGTTTCCATCATTGTTTCTGCTTGAAACTTAACTAATGCTTCAGTCATTAGCGGATGATATACGTTACATGCACCTGGCCATGGCTCAGTTCTATCTTCAACTTTAAGACCTAATAATTCTAAACCATCTACATAAGTAGTAAGCCAATCTTTTCTTGAATTAATATCAGCATCAAACTCACCTAATAAATCACCAGAAAGTTGTGTAAGTTGTCCTTCATCTAATTCTTCTGCTAAGTTAGCATTAAACTTTTCATCAACTTCTTTACCTGGTTGTATTGTAATCTCCATACTGCCATCATCTAATGTGACAGAATCTGGATTCTCAATCTCAATACTTAAATCAGGTTGAGCACTCGCTAATTCTTCAACGCCTTGAGGCGCTTGACTTACACTTTTATCTATTGCCATATTTTATTCCTCTGTTAATTCGTCCGTATTCGGGTTCCATCTTGTTTTAAAATGCCACCACATTTTTCTATATTTATATAACTTAGCGTATACTCTTTTACTTTTGTTTGATATTCTTCGTTTAGTTTTTCGTTTACGCCCATCAAATAACCCAATAGAACTATAAACAATCATAACGCATACAATCTATTTCTAGAACTTTTAAATCCTGGTATATCTTCTGCTTCGTCATTAGGTAATCTAATAAACCCACCTTGTCTAAATCTCATTAACGCCATAGTGGTTGAGTCCACTTGGTCATCGTTTGCACCTGATGGGAAGTCATTACATTCCTCAATTAATTCATGAGCCCATCTTCTATCAGGAGCCCACACTATACCAGATCTAAATAG